GCTATCCCATTACGAGGTTTTTGAGCATAAAGAGAACAAGCAATACAATTGTATCACTTATCCGAGAAGTCCTGCGTTTGGGCAGTATGCCTATACGATTAAGGGCATTGACAATGCTGAACGTAAGTTTGAAGAGTTAACAAGACGAGTAATTAAAAGACAACAAAATGAAAAAAGTAAATAACGCAACCACGGTTACTGTAATAAGTGGCTATGGCACTACCGCAACTGTAACGCTTGACCACGCAGATGCTTCATTAAATGAAATGTTTGATGCTTTCAAGGGATGCCTTGTTGGTGTATCTTGGAGTGAGGAAAGTGTATTAGACTACATCAAAGAGTGGGCAGAAGAGATTAAGGATACAGAGGAGTTTGTTGCACGAAGAGGGGTGATTAAAGAAGAAGAAGAGGAGAGTCATGGGAGTGTATATGATGATGCTGTTTGTGTTTTGCATTACCCTGACCATGATGATTTTTGGGCATCAAAGGGATATGCTTGTTTGACAAACGTAAAGATGGGCATTACCTCTGCTAATATTTGGCACGTAATTTACGGAGGCTTACAGCACTACAAAGAACTAACCAAAGAAGAGTTCGAAGATAGGTTCTACAAGCCTTGGCTTTCTAAAAATGGCATTTGTGTTTTGGAAATGAAGAAGCAACCATTAGACATATCCAATGCCTGACATAGCAATGTGCAGTAACAACGCTTGCCCTCTAAGAGAGAATTGTAGGCGTTACAACTCTATTCCAAATGAGTTTATGCAGTCTTACGCAGACTTTAAGTTTGTCGTAGAAGATGGAGAAGTTAAGTGCGAACACTATTGGCATTCACCTAAACAAGAAAAGAAATGAGATATTGGAAAACAAAACCAACTTTAGACGTTATAGGTCTTGGTAGGAACATAGACGTAAGATGCGACCAAGATTGGAAGTGGATTCATTTCGGTGACTATGGATTTAGTGCAACTGATTCAGACCTCGATGACGTTGAAGAGATTTCAGAAGAGTTGGCATTAGATTTCATTTCGGATTTAGTCATAGATGAATTATTCGAGCGACTGGATTTCACATTCGGAATTAAAGCAGGCGAAGCATTATGGCACAAGTTAGCAATTAGGCTTAGATTGGAAGCTGACAATTTTATACAAGAAAAGCAATGGGGATAGTAATGAAAACAGCAACGGATTGGAGCAAAGACTTCAAAGAAGGACTATCGCTTTTAGGATTTAAACACATCGGCTTCCTTTGGTTTGAAAACGAATCCGAAACAGTCAGGATAAGACTTTGGCATGATTCAGAATTGGTTATATGGAAATGGGACTTTAGAGAGGATATGAGGCAGCAGGTTTTCATAGGAAGGATTGACAACATAGAAGATTTAAAATGGTTACTTAAAAGGGTTTCAATATGAATCAGACAGCAGTAAATTTCCTTGTGGAAGATTTCTTCAAGGCAAGCAGGATTAGCGAGTGGCATTCGGGAGAACAAGAAGAGGTAATTACCTTGAGGCAGTTTGAAGAGATTGTAGCAAAAGCGAAAGAAATGGAGAAAGAGCAGACGAGAAGTGCATTCATGGATGGATATAATGCGGGCAGGGAAGATGCTACGGAATCGTGTGACGCAATAACTCAAGCTAATCTCAAGATAATTGCAAACAAAATACTGAATTGCGACTTTGACGATGCGATTGAATACATTGGAATGATTTCAGAAGGAGGTAAGCCATGAAAGAAATTACACTCGACCTAATCAAAAGGTCTATACCAATTCTCTTGCTAATAATCTGCATTTACTCTATCCGTACTTGCAATGAATACAAGCAAGAAGCAAAGCAAGCCACAAGGAATCTGAAAGTGGTAATGGATACTGTCACCAACTACCGAGAAGTGAACGGAAAGCGTTACGCAGAAAACCTCGTATTATCGCTTACAATCAACGAACTCAAGTCAACCAATACCAAGTTAGCCAACGACATTAAAAGTCTGTCAAAGCGCAGTAAAGGAGGCTTAAACGGCACGTCTGTTGTAGTGGTTCACGATACCATTTACTCTACTGAATTGGTAACGGATAGCAATGTGAGTTTTACATACTCTGATAGCTGTATTGACTTGTCTGTTGATAGCGGAATGTTGGCATACCAAATCAAGCCATTTGAAGTAACAATCATTCAGCGCAAGGAAGGGAATAAAGTAATTGCTTCTGCTAACTATTCGGGTTGTGGTGAGATTGTTGGTATCTCCTCTATCATTATTGAAGAGAAGAAGAAAAAGAAGTTGCCTTGGTTTTGGATAGGGCTGGGGAGTGGAGTTATTTTAAGAAGTTTGCTATGATTGAGGATATGCTGCAATGGGAGGAAGGGTTAATCAGAAAGCTATTTGACTTAGAGGAACTGATGGCCTTTCAGAGAGAACATACCTTTGTGATTGAGAGAGGTGAAGATTACCAATACTACATGAGAACACTTGAGGGCAACTTCGGTAGTTCATTAACCCCTTTAGGTGCATTGGTATTAGGAATGAAACAATTTAAAAAGTACAGAAATGAACTCCTACCAAAAGTTGAAGAAAGAGAATGCTAAATTGAAGAGAGATATTAGGGTATTGATTGATGAACCTGACTCTTTTGAGGCAATGTGTATTAGGGATGAAAGGGAGTTAGAAAAGGTACTTGAAAGTATTTTTTGGTTTGGAAGTCCATCCATTATCGCTGATTCAAACGATAATCCAAATAATCATTTATTGTAGCGATAACAAAGAAGCCCCTTAACGGGGCTTCCTTTTTACACATCCTTTCCTTTGACTACTATCCTTGTGTCTATCTCTATACCCAAGTAACCCGCCAATGCCAACACTTCCTTTTGAGAAGCATACCTACTCAATGTGGTATCGTAGTATGGCTTGTTCAAGTAGAAGTATAACCTGCTGTAATCAAGCCCTGCCTTCTCGCACACCTGCGGTAATGAAGTCTGCCTTTGCTTGATACGTGCCTTTATCACTTCCTTTAGCCTTGTATTGCTTCGTAGGAAGCAGTACCTAAACTCCGTTAGTTCACTCATTTCTTATTCTCCTCTTCTATCTTCTTGTAGTAGAAGTCCCAAAAATCATCATCACTTTCTTTTATGCCACTTAGGTAATCCCAAAGACTAATGCGCATTTCAACAGCCTCCTTGCTGTCACCCATGTCCTCAATCTTAATACTCCACTTAGCAGCCTCAAGTCCTTTCTCTTTGTTAGTTTGCTTTGACTTGATTCCTTTAATGAAGGCAGGTAGGGTTAGGTCGTCATACTTGTCAAGGATTTCCTTTTCCAACTCGGCAGCATCCCTATCAGGCATTAGTTTAAATGACTCTTCAAACAGATTACTTAACGCTTGGTCTGCATTAACTTTACCTTCCAAAGAACTTGAACCATGCTTTAATACAAGCTGTTCTATCAGTTCTCCCTCTTTTCTCTTGTCAGCCTTAGCCCTTCTAATGGCATTCTCAAGGGATACATCTTTTTCTCTAAGTCCCTTTGCAATATATCGAGTAAAAGGCAATGGTACTTTCCTTCCGTATGCTATGTTCCATATAGTCCCCAAGGCATATACTGCGTCACCACCATCACCTTCAAAAGCACCTTGAGATGCGTTCCATAATTTAGCAATCTCCTCTGTTCCTACTGCGCCACCGCCTGCCAAAATACTATAAGTATTAAGCAAGCCATCTTTTCTTGTATTGGCAATCTCCTTATACGTGGCATCCTTAACAAGGTTCTCAATGGGTTCTTTTACCTCTTTGATAAACTCCAATTCAGACTGACCAGTTTGCTTGTAATACTCTTTTGCCCTATCTATAAAGATGTCGCCAGTCAAGTAAATCATTAGCTTTCCTATGCTGCCCTGATTTGCAGTAATTAGGTACATGAATCCCGATATGAATTGAGCAGTCATAAACCTTGCACTAAGCATTTCGTTTGTGAATCTAACTACTGATGCTTTGGCTTCTCTTACAATCCTTTCCTTTTCCTCCTCATCATCACCAGCAAGGTATTCAGCAGCTAAAATAGATATACCGCCTAATGCTGCCATTTGTGCGCCCTTAGCAACTTGATATGCAGATGCAGAAGCAATAGTAGTTAAAGCTGTTATTGCTGCCTCTCCTTTATCTTTATTCACTCCGTACAAAGCATCGTACATATCCCCACTAAGATTAGAACCCTGCTTCATGGCAAAGCCACTAAGAAAGTAAGACATGGTATATCCCATTAGCGACCAATCTCCTTTGGTGCTATCAATCAATGGCAAGTACCATACGGGTCTTACTGGCCTACCAAATCGTGTATCTGCTTTTACCACAACTTCTTTATATGCAAAGTCAGATGATTCTTTTAGCGCATCTTTGTTTTTTCTAAAGAACTCTGCATCGTTTAAGTCAGACATTGATAGAGTCTTTCCTGTTATCTCCTTGTACTTGTCTTTCATAAAGAATACAAATGCAGCACGAGAGAACGCTGTTTCTTGCAAGCTGTCAGGGGATGTTAAAGTCTTTGCAAACTTACCTGCCCTCCTTTTAAACTCTTCTGACTTTCCTATTTCTATTTCTTCAAACCGATTAAAGCCATCATCAAAAGCGAGGTTCGCTGCCTTCCTAAAGCTACCATCAAAAGAAGATTTAACTGCCTCTGCAAAAGCAGCAGATGCCTTAGCAGGGCTGTTTCTAATCTTGGCATACCTTGCGTGTAATACCATACCGCCAATGAATTCAGGAGTGAATCGTTGAACATTCAATAATATAGTTGACTGAATGCCCGACAATAAATTACCAATTCTCTTTGCAGCAGTAGTCCTTAATCTAAGTCTTTCGTTTCTGATAATGTCCGCAAACCTATCTCTAAGGTAGTCACCAACATTCTCTTTGCTTTCTTGATTGGCTAAGGTAAATGCCCTATTCGCTGAATACATAATAGGAAGCATATAGTACTCCGTAACCACTTGAGATATGGCATTGGCAATTAATGTAGAGGCATTTGTATTAGCAATATATGGCCCCGAATTAGGGTCTGAATTTAAACCCCTATCGGAACGATACTTAGGCTTTGAGTTCTTATCTGAATTAGAGCGCAGACTTAACATCTCCATAGCATTTGTGAAGTCGTTAGCCTCTGCCAATGTTCTGCTTGCTTCCATTACGTTTTCCATAGCAAGCAAAGGGGCATACCCTTCTATTGCATTAAACACTTTACCTCCACGAAGGTTAGATATTTTCTGCATCTTAGTAAGCATACCTATAACCCTATCAAACGCAGCTACTAACTTCTTTTCTTTTGCAGTTAGGTCTGACTCCTTAATGCCATCAGGGTACTTATCATTTAACTCAACCCAAATGCTTTTTTGTGATGCGCTTATTGCTGACTGAACTGCCTTATCGGTCTGCTTGTCGGCATACTCTGAATTATACTTTAAGGCATTCCATCCTTTGCTGCCCCTCTCATTGTCTATCCTTCTTTGCAAAAGAAAAGCACCTACTTTGTTTAGGGATGTTTCATTTGCCCCTCTCATTAAAAGCAAATCACTTACACTCATTCCTGACTCTTTTGAGAACAAGTAGAACATATCAGTGACGCTTCTTGAGATATTATCGAATGAACGCTTTAATGGAATTACAAAGTTGTTATTAAATGGTTCTGTTCTTCCCTTTCCAAATAGGTTGTCTACCTTATCGGCAAAGGTAACGTCAAGCATCTTGCGTAAATCAAACTTAGAGATATTATTAGGTCTAAGATACTTCCCTTTCCCTTGGAATCCGTAAAGCAACTTACGTGCTTGATTCATTCCTTTTGAACGAAACTTTAATATACTCGCCAAGAATCCCTCTGTTGGACTCTTTGCAAGTTCCAATGCTGCCTTAACTCTGTCATTACCCACAAGTGGTTCTGTGAAGTTTCGGTAGAAGCCAACGGGTAAATAGCCATTCTCAACGTCTGCCAATGCGTCTAACAGCATTTCTGATTGAGTGTAGGTCAACTCGTCTAACAAATCTATCGAACCCTTCTTGTTCATAATAGGCAGTATATTTGCCTCATATATATCAGGGTCTGCAAAATCATCGGCACTCAAGGAAGATATTATCTCCTTAGCCTTCTTGATGTTTTCTTTTTTCTGTTCTTGAATAGCCTCCCCTACCTCTTTAGCAATCTCGTCTATTTTTGCTAAGGCTTTATCAATCTCTTCCGTAAATGCCTCTTGCTCTTCAATGGTTATATCCAACTTAGCAATATCGTTCTTGATGTTGCTAACCCTTCTCATTAACCCACGGACTTTGGCAGCAGTATCAAATGTGGCAGCAACCATGATTGGGTTGCCATCATCGTCACGCATTACGTTACCATTCTCGTCCTTCTTTCTTTCGAGGAACAAGTTATCTAATCTCTTTCTGACATCTGGGATAGTAGGCTGCTTGCCCTTCATGTTTTCCTCAACGTACTTGATTACCTTATCAGCAAGTGCCTTAATGGTTGCAGCCTTTGGCATTGGCTTGCTTGGGTCAAGCACATCTGCAATCTCTTTTAGCAATTCAGATGCCTTGATGCCAAATGCGTTTATCTTCTGCAAGTACCCCTTAACTTCTTGAGTACCTGCCAATGTATCCGCTTTCTTCTTTGCTTTGTCTATGGCTTCGGAAGCAGCATTGTAGGCATCTCTTGTTTCTTTATCGCCTATTATCTTATCGAGGTACTTAATAGCAGCAATGAAAGACGACTCTGTTTGAGCAGCGTTAACCATTTTCAATGCTTGCGCATTAGCAGCACTGTTAAGTGCCTTCTTGTTTTCGTTAAGATACTCTTTCATGGCATCTCTTACTGACTCTGCTTCAAATCTTTCAAGCTGCTCTGAACGGAGTTCTTTCAGCACTACTTGGTTGAATATCTTTTTAACTTCTGCCTTATCGGTTACGGACAAAGACTTGCCTACGATGTCAGCAATCTCTGCATATATCTCGCTAATCTTTGTAATGCCAATCTCTACGTTAGACTCAATAATGTCTTTGATAGCACCAAAGAACTCCTTGTCGTCCTTCATCCTTTGATTGAAGTCCAAAGAAGCAATACCAACATTCTTAGCCTTGTCGATGTTCTGCTTTAGCTTTTCAATAGCAGCCTTACGCTTTTCTCTTGCTTGTTCTAACTTGCTTTTGGCTTTTTCTGTACTCTTTTTGGCAGCTTCTTGCCCTTTGGTGTCTTGTTCTCGAACTTCCTTGCTACCTTCGGATTGTTTGCCCACAGATACTTTCTCTGCGCTTGGCTTCGCATCGGCATCTTTACCTCCTACTTTTTCTACTTTATTCCCACTACTAACTGCATCTGCGTCATTAAGAGAATATCCTCTATTCTTAAACTCATCGCTTATCTTGCTATATCTATCGCTTTCAATTTTAGAAGGAGAATCGGAATATCTGTACGATACGATTTCAGATGCCAAGTCTTTATCAGACCACGATTCAGATACTATTTCACCCCTTTCTGACCAATTCCGCTTCCTTTTTTCGGGACGCATCGGGGCACTTTCTTCCCGTCTTTCATTTTGTTCCCTATCATTTTGTAGTTTTCCCAACAAGGGTTCTTTTGCTTTTTCATTTATCAGTTTTTTATTTGTTACCTTCTTTTCGTTTACTACTTCCGAAACAACTTGGTCGAAAGTACCATCAGGCACTACACCTATTTGCTTTTGGCTTTCGGATATGGCAACGTCAAGTGCCAACTCGTTATCAGTTATAGCAAATTCAGTTCCGCTTCTTGAATCCAATAGAGTCACCGACAAGTCGCCATTTTCGTTTAGCTTTGACTCGACAAACTCTATGAAGTTCCAGTCAATAGGAATCTTTGTGTTACCGAAAACAAGGTCAAAGAAATTTCCATTCTTTTGTATCTTGCCTTTCGTTCCCTTTGACATTACTTCTGCGTCTGCAAATCTTTCTTTGCTGACTGTTTGGCGTACCCCTTCTCTCGGAGTAGGGATAATACTTTTAGTTGTTGCTCTTTCGGCAACTGTTTCAGTTTCGTTAGTTGTTGCAAATTCATAATTCAATAATTCGTTTACCTTGGCTTCTATTGCTTCTAATAGCGACTTCTTTGTGCTTTCAGGAATAGTTTTATTCTTTGATATGCTATCGCTTAATCCTATCAAGTCCTCTGAAACGGACTCTATCTCGTTGATGTCAATTTCATCTGCATTCTGCATTCTTGAGTCAAGGTCTGACGATATTTGCTGTACCCTATATCCAAAGAAATCAGAAGCTACTTGTTGTACATCTGCATTACCAACTTCCTGTACTCCATCTCCATCAATTCCAACTCCTGCTTCATCTTCTCTAACTGCTGTTCCAGCCTCTTGATTTGTTGTAGCCTCACTTGGAGTAATAATTGATTGGATTTGTCCATTTATAGCTTCTTTCTGTTGGTTAAGTTCTGCAATCTGTTCGTCAATACCGCCTACCAAAGCATCGTCTGCCTTGGCTTTCTCTACCTCAAGGGCTGCAATACCCTCGTCTAACTTAGACTTCTCGAATATCAGAGGGGCTAATTCAACAGCCTTTTCAGAATACCTCTGTGGTACTTTTTCAGCAGCAGCAGACATCCTCTCTATATCCTGCAATACAGCATCCTTTTGTTCGGGAGTTATCTCTCCTAATCCAACAGATACATCAAGCATTTCAGAAACGCTTTCTAAATCAACATCGGGTGCTGTAACCAATTCAGCTATTACGTTAGGTGCTGTTTGCTTGCCTCCCTTTGCGTTTCTTACGATAACGCCAACGGCTACTTCGGGAATAGACGTAAAGGGTTCTGCTACCATCTCAAGCAATATACTAACGGGGTTTATTTCTTCACCCGCAACCAACTGCCCTGCAAGTTCTCCACCGCCACCAAATGCCGCTTGAGTAGCACCTTCTTTTACACCCGCAATAACTTTTGGTAATGCCTTGCTTCCTGCCTTTGCAGCAAACTTACCTGCAACGCCTCCCGAAATCAAATCAAATACAGCAATAGGGATACCCTTGCGCAAAGCAATATTCCTTGCCTTGTCTGTCATTTCCTCGTCGTTAAATGCAGCCTTTAAGGCATCAGCATCCTTAACGTCAATACCTGCCTCTGCGAGTGTTTCTATAAACTTGGAACTATACTCTAAGTTTAAACTTGCTGCACCCATACCCGCCATGAAGCCCGAACCTGCACCTGCTGCTGTACCAACCACTGGGATAACGCTACCTGCTGTTGCGCCCATTGCTGCACCTGCACCTGCCCTTGCGTAGCCATGCCTAATCATTGCTGCAAGGCTTTCAGTCACAACTTCTCCAATGGCTGTTAATGGTGCTGCTTTAAGGAACTCCACAAAGCCCATCTCTCCGAGTCTTTGGTAATCTTCCGAACCAACAAATCTCTCTCTCTCTTCTTGTATTTCAGAAAGCCTTGCTACATCTGCATCTTCCATATTCTGAAAGGCATTTAGTAAGTCTGCTTGTTCGCCCGCAAGCATACCCCTTTCTATTGCATCGGTGAATAGGTTTAGCCCCTCTCTTCTGTAAGTGTTTCTTTTCTCCTCTTGCAGTTCATCACCAACTACTATACCTGATTTACCTTGTTCTTCTAATTGTTGGTATTGTTGAAGCAAGGAGTTGTATTCATTGATTTTTGGAGTTAATGCTTCGATTTCCTTTTCGTAAGAGCCATACAGCTTTCTGTATTCTGCCTCTGCGTTTTTATCACCTGCGTTTGCTTTGTTGGCAAGTGACTCAAGCATAACTTCTTTCTGCTTTAAGGATTCAGTAGACTTGTTAAACTCCTCAATAGAAAACTCATTAAGCTTTCCTTCAATCTTAGATTGATTAGCCTTTATCTCTTTAGGAGAAACTTGAAGAGGTGTGCGTGCAGGGGTTGCTGTAATTGCACGGTCTTGCTGTGGCTGCTGTGTAGAACCAATAGGCACTTCTACCCTTGCATCTTTCGGTAATGCAGGTGCTTGCGCTAACTGTTCATTTAAGCTTAACGGAGATGGAGAAGTCGAACCAATTGGTCGAGAAACCGATTGAGTAGGTTCTTTTTTTTTTACTACTCCCATTAACGAAGAGAAGTCATCAATAGACTTTTGGTATCCGTTAGAAGCGAATAAATCATAAGCATCCTTCAATGCTTGTGGGTTGCTTCCTAAAAGAGTCTTAAACTCGCCAATAGATTTCTTATACCCTGATTGACTGAATAAAGCGTATGCGTCTTGTATTGCTTGTTCGTTCATATTAGTAGCTTCCTATTCTTGATTTCTGTTCAGGAGTTGCATTTACTTTCGGTGCGGGGGCTGATTGTGCAGCAGGTGCGCTAATTCTTTCAGACTTCATGCTTTTGGCACGGGTTTCGTAATCATCAATAGTTTCTATAACCAAATTAGCGGTAGTTCCCTTGTGTTTGTTTTTGGTTGCGGATGGGTCTACATATATAGGAACTGCCTTTCCGTCTTTTTTTGCATTACCAACTGCGAAAAGTTTAAAAGAAATAGCATTAGGGTCAAGTTTAATTGGCTTACCCTCCTTGCTTAAATTATCCTTCCTAACTGGCATTCCATTCTTATCTACTGGTATAACCTCGTATCTATCAATAATAATGTCTGCATATTCCCCTTCTTGAAGCCCTTTCCTGCTATCTAAGGCATATCCCTTGGAGGATGCGACACGAACGGGCGGCACAGACAAAACTGACTTTGTGTACCTCAATGAAGAACCATCATCAAAATTAACATCAAAGTTATCAACGGTTTCTCTTAACTGCCTAACTTCATCATTCTGTTCAAGGTTAAACTTCTTTTGCTCAAAGTCAAACTTTCTATTTCCTAAATCAATCTGCTGCTTCTCGTAGTCGCTAATTCCTCCGCTAAACGTAGGCATACGAAGCATAGCCTTGGACTCCTCATACATGGCATCTAACTTGCGCTGCTGTGTAGGCGAGTCTTTAAGCAAATCCCTTTGGTTTATGTAAGCCTTGAACAATCCCTCTTGATTCATTTGGTACTGTTCCATAGCCATGCCAAATGCTTCCTTGTTGTCATATCCCGACTGCGTGAATGTTTGGCTTAATCCCTTTGCAATGTTAAGCAAGTTAGACTCAATGCCCTTATTCATTATGGTAGTTGCATCAGCAGTAGGGTCAACGAGAAGGTTGCCTTTCTCTTTCATTCTACCGCTAAGTTTTAAATCATCTGCCATCTTTTTCAATCCCTGCTTTCGCTGCATCAACTCAAGGTAAACCTTTTTGCTGTTAGGGTCTGACATATCCATCTTGGTAGGGTCATAGCCCTTTGCTACTACTTCCGTAATCCACTCGTATGTATTGGTTACTTCTTGGTCAAAGGCATCACGCAAAGAACTCACGGGGTCTAAGCCCTGCATATCTGCTATCCCTGCAAGGTAGTCCATGCCTTGACCGCCTCTTGCTTGTGGCGTAGCATTGCCTTGGTCTATGCCACCTCCTGCACGGAATATTGGTGCGGAAAACCCTGCGCCTCCTGCGCCTTGTACGGATTCCGTAAGTGAAATGTCTATTGGATTCATTGCTTAAAGATAATCAATTATTTCGCAAGCTATGCTAAAATAACAAAGGCAACCTATTTAGAGTTGCCCTTGAGGTTGTTTCATTATAATTGATAAATCCTACTTTCCCTTTTTCAAAGGTCTATTGTATGGTTCAAACTGCTGCATTTGAGTCATTGGGAAGTAATCCATAGATAAGCCATTGTAAGACATCTGTGGTTGTTGCATCAATGGGTTCATACCCGTAGCCCCCGTAGTCATTGGCATAGCCCTGCGTTTAGCATAAGCATCTGCCTTTGCTTGTCTACTTTCATCAGTTGGCTTTCTAAAGCGCATCATGGTATTTTGAATGCCTTGACCTAAAGTGCCACCATCTCCCTCTTCTCCTTCACCCATAGCACCAATGGTATTAGGCAAATCCGCCCCTATTGCAGCAGCAGTACCAACCACATTCTGCAATGCTTGTCTGCGGTTAGCCTCTTCCATCATCAAGCGTTGGTTATACAACTGCATATCCATGCCAAAGCCCTGCATAGCCATTTGGTCTAATCGTGCATCTTCATTCATCTGCTGACCAATCAAGTTGTCTAACTGCCCTTGGCGTTGCATCCTTAGCTGTTCGTCCTCTACCAATCCACCACGTCTTTGTCTGTCTGCTGCTGCAATTTGATTCTGCATCATTGCACCATAGGTGGCACCACCCATCTGTGAAGCCACTTGTCTGCCTCTCTCTAATGCCATTGCTGTGCTTGCCTCACGTTCCCTGCGGAGTAAGTCATTGCCTAACTGTGCCTCTTGCTGTGCTTGTGCCAATCTCTGCGAAAGCAAAGGGTTACGAGTCATTTGCGGTCGGATAGGCTGACGTAGCTGTTGTAGTCTGCGCCTTGCAGCAATAGACTGCCCTGCGGATAAGCCTAATGAACTAAGTTGTAATCCCAATAGTAAGTATGGGTTACTCGTTGAAGAACCTGATTTATCTGGTAGTGTTGAAGTGTCTAATCTTGGTGGCATTATTTCAAAAATTTAAGGTAATCTGTTCGCATCTGTTTATTCCTCATATTCGCTGTTCTTTGGTTGTAGCCAAACTCCATACCTTGAGATATAGACTCGTCTAATGAAGTAGCTGTATTGGCTTGTATCTGTGCTTGTGCGTTTCCTACAAGACCCTCTGCTTCTCTCACATCACGCTTGTTCTCGAATTGACCGCCTACTAAACCACCTAAGCCGCCTCCTATTGAAGCACCTAACGTGGGACTACCAAGGAAAGCACCTGCTACTGCGCCTATACCTGCGCCAATAACGCTGCCCACTTGGGAGTTCTTCTCTTTGCTTTGTTCACGTACACCATCAATGTACGATTCATTATACATACTAAAGTCTATCGGCTGTGGGAACATGACTAAATAACAAAGGCAACCCGATTAGAGTTGCCCTTGCGTTACCTAAACGACTTCCTTATCTGCGTGAACAAGCTGTATATCCTTGTGGGTACACTCGTATTGCTGAATACCAATTTGATAGTAGCATATACGCCTCTCAATCTACCACCTACTACGCTATCCCTAACGAATGGTGCATAGGTTACTCCATCACGGGTGCTAATGTTAGTAGTCTGCGTATTAGTAGTTTCACTTGCACCACCATCGTTGAATGCTGTTACATTATAAGAAACGAATGGAACAAAGCTATTAGCACCAATAATATCAAATGTCTTAGGGGTATCTACATCTGCATTACAAACATACTCAATTTCAGAGTTTACATTACTACCGCCTAACAACAAAGTACCATAAGTGCTTCCACCTCTCCACGCTGCTACTGCTGCATATACAGAACTGAAAGAAGAAGGCCAAACATTGTTCACAATCCTTGTCTGTAACAAGAAAGTCCTGCCACCAAAAGACTCAATAAAAAACGGTCTATTATTGACTTTTGTACCCACTGCGGGCAGATAGTCCAAACGACTTGTGAAAGCGTCTAATTTGGCGTTATATACAGTCCAATTCGTTACGTTTCCAGTTGGTATATATCCGATGATATGCAACTCCTTATTCAGCTTGTCATAGCCAAGACTTAGCAAGTCCTTAGAGTACTCCTGCGAGTTAAGGATTGCATTACTGTACTTGTCATTGAAGAAGCCTTCCATCTTGCCTAACTGCACCAATTTTGTTTCTCCACCAATGCGCAGCAAAGCACCCGACCTATCATCCAATACAAACACACCTAAGTCTGTTTCAATGGTTAACTTGTTATTGGTACTGCCATACTGCGTACTAACGTAGCTAATGAAGTCAGAAATGAATTGACCGCTTTGTACGCTTAGAGTAGTGCCATCTTCATCTTGAATCATATTCTTGCCAATAGGTAAGTTCCTAATGGCATACTGCTGTACTGCTAAGGTATCTCCACTCTGCGCTTCGGCAAAGGCACTAATGCCTCCATACTTCTCTTCTAAGTCAAAGAAGTTCAATGCCCTGAATCTGCTGTACCCATCGTCATTGCTTGCAATAACCCTCGCATCGGAGAATAAAATACGTGCAGGGAATCCCGCTATAAACTCAACAGAAGTGTCCCTCGAAAAGAATCTCTTTAAGCTGTTCTTAACGCTATACCCGAAGTTATAAGAGTACCTTGGTACTTGAGTGTAGTCGGAGATATCTGAAGCCTTTACAGGGAATCTATTGCGGTCTGCAATGTAGTTGAAGTTTGCTTCACTCTCCATCCATATAGCAATGTATTCGGGTTGCTGTCTGCTAACGCCCGTTTTAGTTACCCTGCCTTCATCCCTCGAAGTAGGGCTGCCGAAAGAAACGTCATTTCCGTTTTGAGGCATATACACCCTTGGTATGCAAGTATTGTCATTTACTTTGTAAACAAATCTGCTTATAAAACAATCACCACCCCATACGTTTAACTGCACATCATCAATACCCGTAATCTTATGGTAAGCACCCGTAAAGATAAATGCAGCAGATGAGTTTATTGCACCATATCTGAAATCTGACTTCCCTTGCTCTATATTTGCAACATACACAGCATTGGCAACATCACCACTGCTAATCATAGATGAAGTCATAGTATCGTCAAATCCCACTAAAGACCCAAATGGCCCTCTGCCTCTCAATAGACCCGAAGTTACTGTGACAGTAGTGTCAAACAGCCTTGTAGAAAGCGGTTTGTTTAATGCAGTCCACATTCTCTCGTTAGGGATGCCCGTAGCAGTATAGCTTTTTGCTAAAGGCCACAATGGGTCTAACAAAGGCTGATTTAACTCAATGGCTAAAGACCTCTGCGCATCTACATCTCCAACAAACAAATCTAATTCTGCTGCGCCAATAGACGTAGTACTCGTTCTTTGTTGTGTAACTAAATTGTTGCCATCGTTTACCCTTACAGCCTTTCCGTTTAAGCTGCTTGAAACAACATCCTCGAATGTAACAGCAGCACCACTCTGCACTAATGGGTACACCCTCGTTGCTTGCAGTTCATCAATGCTGAATGTTTGACTTCCCGTAGCATTGTCAAAGCAAGTAACGGTATCTTGAACCCTTGGATAAGCAACGCTTTGGAATACATCACTCGTGCCTACCTCTATTGAATAGTTAGATATGCTTCCGTTGTGTAGATACTGATTGTTATTGTCAGCCAAGTAGGTTTTCCACCCTATCGCTTCATTCTCTTGTTCTGCACCACGAACTAATGCCACAACGTCTTTCATATTGACATTCAACGCAGCACCTTCGGGTACATCAATCAATGGCTTCCCGACAGCATTGGCAACGTAGTCAACAGCAGGGGCAAAAGCAATAGGCCACCTCTCAATGACATTGGTAGTGTCTTTCCATGCTGCATACTCATAAGACAAAGGAGGGTCTCCTGCACCACCAAGGTCACCTCGCACTGTTTCAACAGAGATTCCTCTCGCTACTCCAAGTTGCATAATCTTAGGTGCAAGGTGGTCAAACTGACCAATACCCATGGTATCACGAATGTAATCCCTGTTAATAGTAGTATTTTTGCCTGGTGTTATTACTCCTGCCACTTGCGTTGCGGGAATCAAAGGAGTCTGATAAACAACATTCCTATCCCTCTCCATCCTTACAATAGCAAAGCCCGTTGCCCATGTAGGGTGCGTAGTGCCATCAATAGTAACGGACAAACCCAATGCCTTTCCAAAGGAAGTACCCTTTACGTTATAGCCAAACTTACTTCTGTCAGGGAACTTAAAGTCGCCACTCGAAGCGTGTGAATAAGAATTGCCCAAGCACTTTGTTACTGTGGTTACGGTAAGCGTAGTGGTAGGCAAATCCTCATAGGCAGCAACTACAATGCCTTCGGGGGCAACAGAGAAAACATCGAAGTATCTAAGGTCAGGGTTAACAGTAGTGCCAAAGTTTATCATTACCACATCTCCAACCGCAAAGCTACCCGTAGGGTTTGCTGTTGTGTTTATAACAACCTTATTGGTGTTATACGTGGTATTAATCTTTTCCCTTTGTGCTATACTCGATATAGTCCCTGTAGTACCTGTTAGCGTGTTTCTGTTGAAGTTAGTAAAGTCAAAGGGCTTTACTGGCGACCAGTTACCAAATCTGTCATGGTAGGTAATGCCAAAGCGGTACACTTCATCTCTAAAGTACCCTGCTTTATCTCTCGTATTTGCCTCTAACTTATAGTTTACCTCTTCGGTGATAACGGAAGTAGCCTTTAGCACCCCCTCGTTATCTGCAATAGTTCTGTCGTAGTAAGTGACATTACCGAGTATTGCCCTGCCGTTTGTTTCCTTGGTAGCAACAGCAGACTCTATTGGTGCATCGTCAACCACAATCTCTGTAACGGGCAACTCAAACTCTGCTTGACCACCATCGTAAAGAATGGTTATCTCGTCGGATAATAAGCCATGAGAAGAAACGAATGCCACCGACTGCGGTATGGCATCTCCCGTGGTATTCTTTATGGTAGCGAGTTCAAGTGTATCGTACTTATCCTCTTCTCCATTATCGAAGGTAATATCAATCTCAATAGCCTTGTCCGTAACCTCTCCTACTAATCCACCGAAGTTTGCAGTAGTAGCATACAGCGGTACGATAGCCAATGGGTTTGTTATGTTAGTCCACTTGCTGTAAATACCCGTAGTGCTTTGCTTTAATCTGAATGCAAACTGATATGTACCCGCAATAAGGCTGCCTTCTTTTTTGATAGCAGCAGAGAAGTTAATGGTATTATCTTCAAGGAACTCCCTTACCACATTGAGTTGGTCAGCGGAAGTAATGTCTGCCCAAGAGGCATCATTAAGTTCTAATCTACGGAAAGGATTAACGCCATCCGTAAAGTACAAGAAACTCCTGCCTCTATCCCTTGTAATGAAACTGCTAACAGCAGTACCCATTAACAAACCTAACTCTAAGTCCTCACCACCAAAAGTGTATAATGTATTGGTATTTAAAGCGAATACGAATATACGAGATGATGCAATAGCTGTTGAATTAACACCTGCTGCAAAGAAAGCAACGCACTCTTGTTCGTTGCCATTGAATACGCCTAATCCCGTTGACCTACCGAGTATTGCTGCTGTTGTTCCGTTTCCTCCCCCTATGGTGATATACGCTGCATCAGAACCCGTAGTTACAGCATCTACGACACTCTTCATGCGGTTCATAACAAGCTGTTCCCCTTTGAGGGATAAGTCCATGTTTAACGCATCTCTGTATGTATCTTCGGGTTGCATTGAAGGGTTTACGTCCTTAGACATTCCCTTAACGAACCTATTTACTTTCTTAGGCTGTGACATCAATCTGTTGTAAAGCTATACAAAAATAACAAAGGCAACCCTTGTGAGGTTGCCTTATTGTGTGGTTGATTTAACTTAAAACTCATTGATGATGACGTTTAAATTGTCTAAGGTAAGCGTGATAGCGTGCGTTGAGCATTTTACATACATCCGAATCGTATCGCCCGAAGATAAAGGCACAACGCATTGCGAAGGGATAGTCACCTCGTTCACCGAGCCAGCAGCTTGCGCAAACTCCGAACAAGGCCACAACTCGCCATTTTTAAAGATAGCAACGTGAATCTTTCTATTAGACTGCGCTAATATTGCAGCGATGGCACTCACTCTAAAATGCTTTGCTGTACCAGCATAGGTTACTAATCCCGAAGCGTTCACGCTCAATCCGTTTCTGCTGAATCCAGTCGTGATGGTAGCGTTAAGAGGTGCCCATACGTTCTCTGCTAAAGTGGTAGTGCCTGACGTAGCAAAGTCGAAGAAGTTTAAAACACTCGGTGTTTCCTCAATGTATGTGGCAGCATCTTGCATCCACCCACCAACTCTTGTTGCCGTGTTAGCACCTTGTGCTGTTTCGTTTTTGATGACAAGCGCATCGATTAAAAGCTGTCCCATTACCCGAATATTGAACTAAATGTATAATCAAATACCCCCGCTAATGCGATGGCAGTAGTCTTTACGTTAGGGTATCTTTGCAACTGCCGATAGTTCGGAACCATTGTTAGCCACCTTGAGATAGCACCATCCAATTCAGGCTTGCTTGGCATATTCTTTTTAGAGATAGCTTGGTACTTCAATCTGTTCCATCTGCTTTCTAAGTACTGAACCTCACTCATTGGTATCTGCGTTCTATCCTTGTGCCTATGCCTCTTGGTGTGCATAAATTCTATGTAGGCAGTAATAGCCTCTTGGTAAAATTCAGGAATCAATGGCACGTCGTTCTCGTCAACGGGCAAAGTGTAATATTCCAATATCAATCTATTGAATCCACCATCCGTAACGCCACTGCTAAACACGAAGTTATTGCCCTGCATATTAACAACCAAAGCATAATCACTCACTTGGTCATTGCTTGGTATATTGTCTTGCTTCCAAAAGGTACTATCAAAGAAAGGATATGCAATCTCGTTAGTGCCACTAACACGCAAAGCGAAGTTGTATGGCATTATCATTGCACTCGGTATAGCAGCAGTACCATTGGTAATATTTATCTCCGTATTAGCAAGCTGTGTGCTTGTAAGCCCTATGCTTCTCGTAGCATCGAATGCCCACTGAAAGAATATCGGCTTGTATGCTTCGTTCTCTAAACCTAATGCGATATAAGCACTTGAGGCTGCTTGTTCTAATGTGAGGAATCTACTCATTTATTAAGCCTCCTTTTGTTGTTCTAAGTTCATTGCTTGGTAGAAGAAGTCCTCTCTAATGGATATACCCGATAACTGCAAAGCACGGAACAATATCTCGTTGTGAACAGATTGGTCTAACTCGCAAGTAACGTTACCCGATATGCTGAATGTAGCAGGTACTTTGATGAACTCTACACCTGCCACGTTATTTACTGTAATGGCTGGTAAGAAATTAATCGTCCTGCCCTCAATAGAGTATATGCCCGTTTTCACGCTTGAAGGATTGCCGAAGCGTAATCCCGCATAAACACCGCTTGATGTCTTTATAGAAGGAACATACCTTGCTTGGTATTGTGGAACTGCGCCAAGTACATCTTCGGGAAGCAATACTCCCATTACTCTGTAAACAGAAGCGGTAGCAGCAGTTTCCAATGTAGCAATCGAAACAGTATTAGAAGTGGCTAATGCAACAGCAGAATACTTAATCAATGGCTGCAAGGCTTGCATAGAGGCTGTTTGGTTATCAAAGCCATATACGTCTGCATCCTTCTTGTCTTGGTTTCTGCGCTTAGGGAATAGGCATTCATCTAATAGACTTGTTTGCGACCGATTGATGAAGTTCTCTTTCTCCGCAGCAGAGAAGTAAGGACTACCTACCTTATCACATATCAAATCAAATGCTGCTTCAAACTGTGCTGCTGTCATTGCTTTACGTTACTCTTGAAATAACAAGGGCAACCATTAATAGGTTGCCTCTAAGTTATTGTAAGCGCAAAGTACCGAAAAGTGGTACTGTTCGCAAAAGATTACTTTGGTGTATAGGCGCATAAAAGATGCGCCAAGCAGAGAGTTAGGTGCAATGCTGTGAAACAATATGTAACATAGCTTTTTCTGAAAGATAAATGTTTTCAATATAAAATTTTTCTCCAAATTCAAATTGATATGTCTTAAGCATATTGTTCCAGTGACCATTGCTCACATTTAATATCTTTTCTACTTTTCCAATCGTTTCTTTTATCAATTTTCGTCTTGCGTTTACTTCTTTTAATGTTCCCATATTTTTAAATTTTGTAAGAAGCACTGCACCTAACAAGGTATTGCCAAAAGCAGGGCATTCTCGGTTTATTAATCGTTTTTACTCCTATTGAGCATTTGTGCAAGGTTTAAACATTCTGCTTCTAAAGCCCTGCCTTCGGCAATACCCGAACCGTTAGCGGAAATTTGCCTAAAATCTCGGTTTAACAAACTTGAAGATTTCATCAGGTATCATTCCACCTAATTTTCTTACTCCGAATTGGTAGCAAGTTTGACATAAGCAGTCTTTGTCAAGTTTGTTTCGGTAGTTTCCACATTTACCACATATTCCGTAATAAGGATATTTTTCTACATCAATCGGCAAACTATCCGCTAACACATTATTTGCGTCAGTGGGGGTTTCGTGCTTTTTAGAATCTTCTTGCATATTTTTAAATTTAGTGCTGTTAATAATCTTTGGTGGTGTAATTCCCCACCTAACGCAAATAATCGTTCCGTTATAGGCAATTATTTTTTGCTACGTTCTGCACAAAATTTACAGTTCTGCTTATGAACAATGCCACCTGCAGAGGAGTAATTCCAAACAACATATTCGCAACTGTCTGTTATTAAAACTTGTATTCTGCCGTATTCAATTTCTTGAACCTTATTCAGTGGTTCTTTTTGTTGTTCGGAATTATTACTTCCGCAACCACAAAAAATAACAGCTACTAACAGCACATAAGCAAAAGCAAAGTGTCTGTGGTAAGTTGATGTTCTCGTTTTCATAATATATTCTGTTTTTAAGTTAAAATTTTCGTTTCTAAATCTTTGCCTTCGCTTATCTGCAAAACGTCGTCAACAAACATAATAAAAAAGTCCGTAGCTTTCACCACGGACTCTCAACTTTAACCTAAATTTAATTTACTTACCTGCTACTGCTTTCTGCTTGGGTGGCAACTCTGACTTAGGTGCTTCCACCTTTGCAGCTACCTCTTTCTCCTCACTCAAGCCAACACGACGTTCTACCAAAGTAAACAAGTCCTCTTCTGCTGTCAGCTTACCAACTACTCCATCCTCGTCAATACCCAAGGTAACACTACCAAAGCGGTACACTCCGTTGTCCCTTGTAATAACTCCTTCATGGATAGCTGCTTTGATAACACGACGTACCTTGCTTTCCTTGCGTGGGGTATTGAATACCTTTAAGAAATGCGAAGGGTCACTTACAGCTACTCCGATTACAGCACGTAATGCAGAAATCTCTCCTTCGGGAGTTTCATCGTAGAACATACCAAGCAATGCTGCGATTTCAAACAAGCGTGTACCTTTCAAGTTACCTGCCTCTGTTACTGCTGCTGCCTTTGCTACCTCAATGTCAATAGCTTGGCGGTCTTGCTTTTCAGGGGCATACTTACGGAAACGTGCAATGCCATTAAAATAAGGGCTGTCAGGGTTATTAGGGTGGTTCGTAATGAACTCTAACTCTACCTTGTTAGCCTTGTGAATGCGCATCTTGTTTTCCTTGTCTAAAGAGAAACGCTTGTAGATAGTTTGGCCGTTCTTGTCCTCTCCGATTTTGATACCCCTTAACTCACCTGCTGGAGTGTAGTACGTTGCGAAGTGGAAAGTGCCTCCTCCTTTTTCCATTAGTTCAAAGAACTCGTGGTCTTGTGGTTTGATTTTCGATTGCATAATTTTTGATTTGCGTTTTAATAACGTAAATATAAGCAAAAGTTCTTAATCCGTACAGAAACCTGCCTGACACCCCGAACCAGTACCAAAGAAAAAGTCTGACTGCAACCCTATTCCTTTTACCTTTTCGTATGTCATTTCTTTTTTAAACTTCCTTTTCATCAGCTTCTCCATATCCGAGAACCAACGCATCTTTAATGGTTCATCTTCCCAATTCTTTCTCAACTGCTGAAATGGCTTCCAAAAGCAACCTACGCAGTTGCTATCCGCAGGGAACTCTAACGATGTTGACTTAGCCCAATCTGCCACATTAAAGTGAAATACCTTATTGTCTATAAGCGGGTAACTCAACTCTCGCCAGTGAATCTCTTTCCATTTGTTTCTTCCGTTAGGGCTTTGGCCAACTATTGCTTTGAATGTTTTATTCTCTCTGTTAGCCCTCTCCTTCTCGTCGTATCTAAAACCTATCTGCATATCAACAACATCGTCAATGTGGTTTCTACAAAACTCGAATATAGGCTTCATTTTCATCTCTGTGGTACAGAACCTCCACATCATGTTTGGTAGTGCCTTCTTCCTTCTTATAACGGCCTCAAACGACTCTCCCGAAAGCCACTTTATCTCCTTGCCAATTATCTGCTCTAAGTCACGAACAACATATAGAGTCTTGTCGCTTTCTGCTGTTGCTATAAAGTCCTCTCCTAACTTCTCGGAAACGTAATCAACAATACCCTTGTCTTTGGGTCTGCAATATTCAGCCTCAATCTTCACCAAGGAAAATACATTATAGTCTGTTGGGAAATGCTTTGCCATATAGGCAGATGTCTTTCCTCCCGAAATTGAGTTTACTGTTTTCATTTCTTTAAAAATAATTATAATAATCATCTTCGCTCATTTCAACCTTAATAAAAAATATTAAGACCCCGAAGATTATAAGCAAAACTATCATATTGAAAATGATTTAAGATATTTAATTCCATCTTCTAAAGTATCAAATACTATATCGGACACTTGAGTTATAAAAGATAAATACCCATCTTTTATCGTTTCGTGATTTTTCTCCAATACTGTTATTACAGTCTTTCCAAGACCTTTTGCATAACCAGCTTCACAACAAAGCCCTATGCAGCTTGGGTTATTCCTTTCCACGTAAACAAAAATTATATCACAACTTTTTATAAAGTGCAAATCCCATTTACCGTATTCATCCACATTCATCACAATCCTTTCTCCGTTACTAAACTCTTTTTCTTTTGGGTTAATCCATTTAAAGAAGTCTGAACTTTTTTTTACTTTGTTAGCCCAATCACTTTTAAAGCCACCAGCTAAATAAACTTTCTGTTTCATATTTATAATTAAATCATCACTTCACTACTCTCTTCCATCCGCTATACACTGCAATGGCTTTCTTAGACCTTCCTGCTATTGGTGCAGCAACGAATATACCATCTCTCCACTCCTTAACCAAGTGTAGTTCCTTGTAGTCCTTATGCGTTATGGTATCCCCCACAGCAAATCCATTCTTTAATACCTGCCTTGCGTACATCAAAGAGATATTGGCTTGCTTTAGCTTCTCCATCTCGATAGTAACTTCACGCATCTTTGCTAATATCTGTTCATCGTCTTTGAATAGCCTTGCTATCTCCGCATACCTTCTGTTCTTTAAGTCGTCAAACACTACTGTCCGTTTAATTCGTTGAATAAATCTTGGTACTTATCTCTTTCGATACGATATTCCTCTAAAGTAAGCTTCATGTAATTTACAGCACTTTGTAGCTGTTGCAATTCCTCTTCTTTTCTTGAAAGCTTAACTTCAACTTCCCAATACAAACCATCATATTTGTTTAATTCCTCTTCTACGAATTTCAATGTCTTTTCCATATCTGTTTGTTTAACTGCTACAAATATAAAACAAAAAGCCCCACCCGAAGGTGAGGCCGAAAGAATTAACCGAAATTTAATCCGATTAAGAAGGGAGTAAGATACCGTGGTTGTTTACTGCACGTAACTCAACACCGATAGAGGCGTACAAGTCAACAGTAAAGCCATCCTTACCATTTGAACGGGTAACGCTTGCATTACCTTCGGGAGTGCTGATACCACTCTGCACAGTACGACGGAATGCGAGGCTATTGCCAAATCCATCTTCCTTGTGCTTCAAGCTGATAAGTGGGTTGCCACTTGAGTCAGAACCCATGTTCAAGAACAAGGCTACCTTATCGTAGTTCACACCACCATTTACAGGTGTAGGATACAAGGTCTTGTCAGAGAACGGCAAGTACTGCTTGAGGTTCAAGGTAACGCCCATGAAGCGATATTGGTCGATGTTCAAACCAACTTTGTTACCAATCTCACCCAATGTACCATAGGTCATTGAACCTGCTACTACGAAGTCACGCAACGCATTCTGAATGTCACCGAAAGCATCAATACCGCAAAGTACTGTGAACTCATTGGCAGGGCTATTCAAAATCATCTGCTTGATTTGTGCTTGCAAATCGGTTTCAGTGATAGCAGAGGTGTATTGTCCTACAACACCATCAGCGAGTACACGAGGGATGATACCATTACCTGACTGACGACCAGTGGTAGACAATGTACCAAAAGACTTACCAGTTAAGATATAGTTCTCTTTGTCCTTTTGGAACTCTTCCATAGTTTCCATTTCGTTACGGAAATAGTAGCTACGGCCATTGTCAATCCATTTGATTTGTCCTGCCTCGGTAGTAGAACAGATTACAGCACGACGCATGATAGCGAGTTTTTCAGTAATCTTTTCTTCCTGCCATACACGACCATTTGGAGAGTCAGAGAACTCGGTCTGTGCGTTGTAGATGTGTGCGAATGCAGCACCAGTAGCCAATGCGAAGTTACCTTCGGCAGAAGATACTGTCAAGTCTACGTTACCTGCGTTTTGAACGATAGCGGTAATAAAACCATAGGTATCATTCTCGAAGCGAAGTACGTCACCTACTAACAAACCGCAGTCTGCAACAGTGGATGGAACTAACTTTACAGTAGCGGTAGCAGTAGTAAGGTTACTTGAACCTGCACCGACTGTATAGCCTTTACGGAAGCGACCTTTCTCAAACCAAGAGAATGAGTTGTCACCAGTGCGGACACCTGCATTGCGACCTAAGCGGTCAAGCAAAGTGGTGAGGGTGTATTGCGGAAACTTGTAAGTGAGTAATTCACTAATGTCGGGTTTCTGCAAGTCAGCAAATACATACTGACTTTGTACGCTTGGGCTGCCTGATTTCGATGGGGCAATACCTCCTGCGGTGTTTACGGGGCTTTGTGTATTAACGTATGCCATTGTTTTTTGTTGTTAAAGTTTTTATTTAAAAGGGTCTTTACCTTCTTGCAGAGAAGCTATTGCTTTCTCATACGGAGTTAAGGGTTTGCGAACACTAACATCTTGCACTGTTTGGTTTTGACGAGGGTTGTTTACATTTGATACCTTCTCGATTACCTCACGCTTGCCTTGATTTTTAGCTTGCTTCAAAGTCACTTCAACTACTTTGTCGAACATCTCTAACTTTGCGACGCTTTGCATCATTTTCTTAAAGTCAGGTTCTCCTTTTTCGTTTAGGAAATACTTTTTCTGCATCTCGTTAGCACGCAGCTTTTCATCGTAAGTAGTCATTAGCTTCTTTAAATTAGCTTTGTCTGCGTCGTTGACTTTGACTTTGCTAACTACTTGAAGTTCCGACAGTGCGCTTTCAATTCCATTGATGAAACTTTCTTTCGCCTTACGAGCCTTATCTTGCATTTGAGCCTTCTGCTCTGCTTGAATGGATTTCTGTTCATTGCGGATTTTGGCTGCTTCCCTTTTCTTCTGCCATTCGGGCATCTCTTCCAAAGCGGACTGCGCTTCGTCTTTGCCTAATGCGAGTTCAAGGTCATACATCAATAACTGTTCGTCATTGATTGCATCCCAATCCGTTGTGGCTACCTGCAAGTAATCTTGCCAATTACCACCTTGCTTCATAATCTCGTTAGCAACCTTAATCTCTTCGGAAGCCCAAATGGTATCCACTTGGTCTGCCTTTGTTTTGAGTTGCTTGATTGTTTCTGCAAGCTGTTCCTTTGAAGTAACCTCAATGCCAAATTGCTTTAGCGATTCAAACACCTCTGCTGTTGGCTGTGGTGCTGCTGTGGTTACTTGTTCGGGTTCATCATCGAATACGAGGACATCTTCCTCTTCATCTTGTGTAACAACTTCTTCCCCTTCTTGTGTTCGTTCCTCTGCTTGTGCTTCTTCGGGTTGCACTTCTTCGGGTTGTTCTTCTTGAACTACCTCTTGTGTTTGTTCTACCTCTGCCTCTTGTTCAATGGGCATTTCGGTAGGTTGTTCTGCCTTGGCTGCTTCTAAAGCAGCAAGAAAGTCCTTCTCGTTTTCCATAAAATTTCCTCTTGTTTTCTGATATGCTTAAAATAACAAAGGCAACCCTGCTAAGGTTGCCCGTGTTGTTCTCTAAGAAGGTTTACTAAAGTAATTTACATTCCCTTATTCTCTTTGAGTGCTGCCATCATAGCATCGAAGTTCCTGCGTTGTTCTTCACGTAGTTCATCAATATCCGCTTTCAGTACCATCGTTTCACGCTTCTCGCCCTCTCTAATAGACTGCTGTTCAATCTTGTTAGCGGTACGTTCCTTGTCAACGATAATCTGCTTCTCGGTATCTGCTTGTGCTGCTTGCTGCTGCATAGCCATCTCCCCCTCTTGCTGCTGCTGCATCATCTGCTGCTGCATCTGTTCCTTCCTCTCCTGAATAGCCAAGTACTGCTTAACGCCTGTCTTAGTATCAGGGTTATATAGCAATACCATTGCTTCGTGGATAGGCAAGCTATTAGCCATTACTGCTGCATTCACAAGTCCTTCAAACTTGTTTCTGTCATTCATAATGTCATTGCCATTAACTTGAACGAAGATGCCATACGTCTGCAAAGGAATCTCCTCGTCTGCATCCAAGATGTCAACACCTATCTCTGAAATGATTGGTTCATACTGATAGCTAATGTATGGGAATATCGTCTTAATGTAGTTGGCGTGTTTGTGCCATAGGATATTCTCAAACTGCCCAAAGGCTGCATTCAATGGCTGCGTAATCAAAGAACTCTGCATTACTGCCATCTGACTAACACCAACCAATGAGTCTTGCTTTTGGAAGCCTTGGCGTGCATCGTTAATGCCCGATACCTTATCCATCTCCATATCCACATAAGATACCAAGTTGAGGTACAGATTTACTGCGTCAGACAAGCTATTGTCAATAGGTCTAATCTGCGCACCTTGCATTGAAGGGTCTGAATTGGTTTCCTTGAATACAATACCCGATACTTTGAGGTAGTACATCACGTCCTCTAAGCTAAGGGTATCAGGTTTCTCTGCTAAGTTATACTCAAAGCCCTTACGTCCTGCTGATGATACCTGCGTTTGAATGTGGTACATCAACAAGTCCTTGAACTCCTGCAAGGATGCCAATTCCTCTACCTTAGAAACACTACGGAAGTTAACATACTGCGGGGCTACCACTGTATAGGTGAACTCCGCTTTGTCCATCTCTTCGCTGTTCCTAACGATGTTATCTAACTCTCCCCATTCCTTAACGATGTTGTTGCCAATCAACGTAGCCTTGCGGATAGTTTCAATGCTTCTCTTCTCGATGTAAGTACCCGCTTCTTTCTCTTTCTCTGTGAGGTTGCGTCTGTCCTTATCACCTAATATCTTTACGTGTTCATTGCCATATTGGTCTTTTGTAACCTTTGCAGTAACCTGCTTTAAGTCACTCCATTCAGCATAGAACACCAAGCACATATTCTGATTACCAATGGTATTGAATGGCATAAGGAACTCCCTGCCATCGTTAGCACCACCGATATAACCTGTCCATGCCATGTTTGAAGGCGTAGCCCTTGCCTCTTCTAATTCTTGCATCGTCAAGCCATAGTCTTGTGCTGCCTGACTTAAAGAAGTATATCTCCATTCCCCTACATACCTGCCTTCTGAAAGCATATCGTCTGTAAACACATAAGGGTCTACAATCGTAAAGCGAGGGTCAACAGAACGGACGTGTGGTTTATTGTTTCGGAACTCTGAACGTGAAACAGCCCTGCCAGTGATAAGCATATTACGTGCCATGTTAAGCCTCGTGCCTACATACTTATCTCTCTCCAACTCATAGCGCAAGATAGAGTCCATGACAATCTCTATATTCTCTTTGTATGAGGACTGCATATACACATCTAACTCTTCGTCTGTGTATGGCACATACTTAGGGGTTACGTCACCAAGCAAATCGCCATTAGGGTCTACCTCTTCGACTACCTGCATCATTATCTTCTGTGCAAGTATCTCTGCCCTCTTGCGCATCTTGCGTGAGGCTGCTTCCCTATTGATAGTCTTACACGCTACGTTTACTTTCTGTACTGCAAACTCCCCCTCTAACAAGTTAATCTTGTTACGGATTTTGTTGTAGTTCATCCATATCGCAGGGAGTGCCTTACCCGAAGGGTCTTTCATTAGGAAGTCAAACTTGTTAGACAAGTCGTAGTCCCCATTATAGAAGCGCATACTGCGTTCCATATTGTAGTAGATGTCACAAGCGTTACCTTGGTACACAGCATTGCTAAGGATAGCAAGCAGATATTTCTTATGGTACTCTTCCCCTTTGTCCTTGTCAGGAACAGCCATGTTAGGGAATGCGAAATCGTAGGCGGTATTTGCTATCACTTATCTCGATATTTTTCCGTTCTCAAACTTATAGCCAATATTTGCGAATTGGTCTACGTCTGTCTTTTTCCTTAACAATCTCTTCTTTATGGCTGTTCTTAAATTCAACAATGTCAAGCCCCAAGCGTCTACCCTATCACCTTTCTTACGCTTGTTATCCCTACTGTAATTACACATCTCCGATAGCAAGTCTACAAAGTCATAGTTGTCAATATGGTTGCGTGAGTCGCTGTCAATCTCCCCTACCATCTCGTCTGACAATGCTTCATCCATGTAAACGCCATACTCGACTACCTTGGTACGTGACTCACTCTTACCCGTTTTCTTTGGCTTCTTAGCAAGGTATCTTTGGTATCCCTTTAACTCGAAGTGGGCTATCATCCTCGCCCTATTCTTTTCTACCAATACCTCGCAGTCACCCTTGTCATTTGAGTAGTACTCACACGCCATAGCGCACTGTTCGTAGGCAATGGTAATATCTTGTGGCTTTGCGGTGTACTGCATTACAGCACGTTTCCCTGCACCTTCATCACCAAACGTTATTGACTTTCCGATAAAGAACGAAAGGTTTGAACCCGT